CCTTTGCTGGGGGTTTCTTTTTACCCACAGTTGCTGCCGGTGCGGGCGGCTCTTCTTCCTCAGCCGGGGCGGCTACGGGCTTAGCGGTTATCGCTGCTTGCGGCTTGGGGGGAAGCCCCTCCCCCTTAGCGGCATTGGGTGCGGACACGGACATAGACACCGCATCAATAGCTTCGTCCGACTGCCCTTTCTCTCGAGCTACCTCGTGCTCAGCCGGCTCCAACCAGCGCATGGCTTTGAAAAACAGTTTAGGTGTGCTGGCGTCGGTGTCAAATTTCAAGCGAGTAATAAACTGCTCAACCTTAGCATTGTTCGCTTTGAGGAAGCGAACGTAAGCCTGCAGCGGGCGGTTGTCTCCCTCCTCTTTGCCGAAGATAGACTTTGCCGGTAGGCTGATCTGCATTACATCGCCCTCGATGTCGTTGGCCAGCACCACAGCAACCCGCTGCGAAAAGCGACAAGCGCGAGAGTCATCCGTCCCAGAGCCCTTAATGTTCTGCGGGCAGTCCATGCACCGTGTGTGCTGCAGGTTGATAGAGGACGAATCCGGCGCTACACCATCGGCTGACCAGCACTCTGGGGCGGTTGCTTTGTCCTCGTCATACTTAGCGCCGTAGTATGTGCGCCCAATATGCGGTGCCCCGCGCACGATAACAACGTCGAGGTAGCGCTCTTCAATCGACGCTACTTCTTTGCCGTCCACTACCAAGCGGAACACACCGCCTTTGATGGACACCTTTTTTGGAAATCCAGCACTACCGCCAGCAAGGGAGTCAGTTAAATCCGACGCCTCCTGCTTGACCATTGCGTAGGAAGGGCGTTGCTTTGCATCAAACATCACTATGTTACTCATTTCTTATTTCCTTATTTGGGGGATTGAATGCTTACGATGTACTCAGATGATACGTTCATCCCCGGCGGGATTGCGTCGGGGTTTTCCTGCAAAAACGCAGCCATATTTGACTGTGCTACCCGCTTCTGCAAGAAAGCAATGGTGCCACGCTCCAAGCAAAACTTCTCAAACGCCTCCCAGTCCGAGGTTTCGTAGCGGGTTTGGATTTTCAGCATGACCAAGCCAAAATCCGTTTTCATACTTTTGAGCCCCTGCGCTTGCATGCGCGCTTTGATCTCATTGTCCAGCGCTTTCTTTTGCTCCTCCAGTTCTCCGAATGCAGCGTCGTATTCCTTTGTTAGCTCCTGCATAGCTGCGCGAATGCGCTGCCGAATCTTTACCAGCCGTGCTTCTTGCACTTCACTTTTATCACCCATTTGGTTCTCCGTTGTGTTGTATAACTTTTTACAATACTACTACCACTGTTTTTATAATGCAAGCTCTTCTTCAAATATTTTTAACAGCATTGAGTGGTCCTCAACCCTCCCCGCGAGCCTCCGGAACATACTGGACTCTATTGGACTTCCTTGGATATGAACAACCGTTACTTTGCCCGATGTCTGCCCTTGTCTGTCAGTGCGTGCGATGCACTGTATATACGACTCCACCGACATTACGGGGCCCCAAAACACAACCGTGTCAGCAGCGGTCAATGTTACGCCGTGCTGTGCGGCTTGCGGTTGAATCACTAAAACTTTTATTTCGTTCGTTGTCTGAAACCGGTTAAACACCTCCGTTCTTTTGTTGGGGGATACATCTCCTGTAATACGCTCCACTCCGATATTGTGCTGCACCAAGAAGGCATGGATGCTGTCTATGTTATGTCGGTACATAGCAAACACCAATACCTTACGGCTCGTCTCGGATAGAACCTCAAGCAGTACCTGCAAGCGCGGGGTACAGTCGAACTCCACAACCTCACGGTTATCTGTGTAGGCCGCACCCGCGCTGATCTGTAGCAGCTTGTTAACACCCCCTGCAGCGTTGATAGCGGTTATAGTTTCTCCCGCCGCCTGCATGGTCATCTTCTCTTTCATCAGCTTGTAATACCGTGCTTGCTGCGCAGTTAGCTGCACCACACGGGTCTCAGTCAATACTGGGGGAAGATCCAAGCACTCCTCTTTAGTAAAGCGTATGGCAGGCTGGAGCGCTAGGTGAACCTGCTCGTCCGCGTCGTCCTTGGGTGCCCACTTAAACCGTGTGGCCTTATACATTACCTTATCCCGCCAGCTGGTAAAGTACTTGGGTACCTTATCAGGAGATACCAGCTTAGCCAGCCCGTACGCATCCACGGGAGACTGCGCGGCGGGTGTGCCGGTCATCATCCACAGGTATGTGCTGGGTTGCACGATACTACGGAGAATTTTCCACCTGTTTGTAGAGGAAGTTTTATACGCGTTTGCCTCATCAACAATGACGAGATCAAACGTACCATCCTCAATAATCGCGTCCCGTACCAACGCTAGCCCATCATAGTTAATAATCACAAACTCATAATTATTACGCACCATTTCGCGCCGGCGCTCTGACTTGTAGTGATGACACGCTACGGCGCTACGATGGATAACACTTTTGCCGATGTCCCCCAGCCATGCAGACTGCATAATGGAGAGGGGGCAGATAATGAGGCAGCGCCGTACTTCACCAATCCCCATCAAGTAGTCCGCAGCCCACAGCGCTTCCAGCGTCTTACCCGTACCGGGCTCGCTAAAGTTAAATGCCCGTTTGTGCAGCGTGAAAAAAGAGGCACACTCTTTCTGATGAGCAAAGGGAGTGTACTTTCCGGGCCATGTGTAGCTGCGTTGTATGGGGGAGGGAACACCTCTCACACCGATGTTTCTCAGTACGCGAGCTTCATCGATGCCCCAGTGCACCGCTACTTCATACAGCCCATTCCCCACATCCCCCAGTACCTTGCTCTTGGGGATCAGGGAGTACCTATGGGGGGTGCGGGTACGTAGTAGCAACACCCTGTTGTCTATGATCTCCATGTTATTCCTCCATGATACGTACCATGACGCGGGAGGGAAAATCGTGTATGTTTGTCGTATTGACAACCGTCTGCTCTTCCAACTTCCCTAATTTGTTCAGGCGTAGCGCAGCCCAATCAAAAAACTCATCGTTGCGAACCTCCTCTTTTGGTATCCACCCAGAACCAAAGCGAGCGAGCCATAGGTTTACCAGCGTTTCCACAGGCGTCTTGAATACTGCGTGGTCAAGATCACTCATGGACTCAATCCGTCGAAGTGGGGTAGTGAAAGTGTCGTCTTTAGCCTGTCCCCACACGCACCACACGTTATAAGCCCTAAGCGGTGCTGATGCTATGGCTGCCTCCTCCCACCCATCAACAGTAGCTACCTTCGACCGTTGTACTCGCAACTCAGGACCGCGCAGTGTTTCTTGCACAGCCCCGACGACGTCGGGTTCCACACACCGCTCGCGTGTGCTTTGTCTATCTTCGCTACCCTTTCTCGGTATGTCCACCATAATTTTTCCTTCTCCTCTGTTGTGCGTTTGTGTTTGATAAAGCCGTTGTTCGTAACAAATACTAAAGCGGATCTGACTCGTGTTATGCGGGGATAGTGCGCAAACAGCACCAAAGACATCACGTCCAACTGGTCTGTATCTGCGTACTTGGCGTTGCCTGTTTTCCAATCAATCGCCCACGCCAGCTTGTTGTCCTCATCGACAATCAACAGATCAACTATGGCGCGAACCCACACATCCTTTGCCATCCACTTACAAGGCTCCAGTTTGTCGTTGATGGCCAGCTTTTGCTCGCCATATTTCTTACCGGGCTTAGCCATCATTGCATCTAGAACTCCCTGCATAAAACTAAACTTTGCGGGGATGGGCACTCCTTTAGTAACAAAGTCTTCCGCTGCTTTATGTACCTGCAGGCCGTACCGCTGTTGCTGCGTTTCTTCCCATGGGTAACTTTTTAAAATACTTATCTCGTGGTATTGACGAGCACATGTTTCAAACGCTTTCAATGCTGAGTACGACCAAGCCATTTATTTCTCCTTTAGCACTCCGTATAAACGCCTGCAAAAGGCGTTAACAAAGCGCTCGTTATTAAGATCGTGCCGCTTCATATCGTGCAGGATGCCATGAACAACCTCGTGCCAAAACACCTCCCACTGCTCTTCCTTAGAGAGGTCCATACGGTATTGGTGTTTACCCCACGTCCCGCCGAGCGCATGGCGTGCTATTTTTATTACTTGGTTGGCGTAATGAATCTCACCAAGCTTGCCACACTTAAATGAGTGTACGCGGTGGACTGCGTACGTCTTCTTGTTGATCTTTGCCTTCTTTGGTATCTCCATGTGTTGTACTCTCCAGTGCGTTGCGTTGATTTTGTAAGTACCCCCTTACTGCACGTTGCACTGCTTCAGCAGTGTCTCTGTCACTCAAACATTCATAGTCACACAAAACTCCTCTTACGATCACTTTGCATCTCCATACCGTTTCGACGACCCCATTGATACTTCCAGTGGTACCCCCGGCAGATATGGTGCTTCCTTAGTCATCTGTTGCTCTACCCACTTCATCGCTTCCTCCTCTTCTGTCTTCGGTACTAAAAATACGGCCTCGTCGTGCACAGTAAGCACACACGGGTACCGCTTCTGAACACGTAGCATGCCGTCAGTCATCGGCAGACGTGCAACAGCCTGTACGATGTTTTCCGTCAACTTGCCACCATACAGCTTCGTCCGACCTTTACCAGTGTCGTACGTCCACTGCACCCGACCTTTTTCGTCGGGACTACCATGGAGATCAGGATATCGCAATGCCATACCATTTGGCAACGTAATTCTGCCGGGGGCGAAGGTTACGCCCTTGTGGAAGATACTCCTACGCCCCCCAAACTTGGCGGCGTCGCTGTCCTCGACAAGGCACTTGGCTATGTAGTCATCACATACGCGCCAGAATCTCTGCACTGGCTGCGCTGACACACGGTACGTATCAATTATGTGGCTACAGATAACGCAGTGCACCAACAGCTCCTCATTAGTGCAAGTGCGCGGGATAACCCTCATACGCTCCGTGGTCTCCTCGTCGCGCCCAAAAAACTCCACCTGTCTGGGGGATATGCCCAGCTGCTTAGCAAACGATATGCCGTACAGCACCGGAGGCGCTCCAAGGAACCCAGTGAGAAGTTGCCCAGCAAAGTTAGCCCACCCCATGCCGTAACCACACCCCAGCAGCGCTGACTTAGCACTCTGCCGCAGATCCGGATGCGACTCCTTAGTCATGCCCGGTATGTTGAACATGATTGCACCGAAGGAAGCGTATGGGTCACCGCGTGCTGAGAACACACGCAGCAGCTCTCTAAAGTCCGACAGGTATGCAAGTACCCGTGGCTCGATCTGTGCAAGATCAGCGACCACTAGCGTGTAGCCCTCCGGGGCGCACACAGCCCTGCGTAAAAAGGACCCACGCTTTAGGTTCTGCATATTCAGGCCCGACCCCTTGCTGGCAGTCCACCTCCCTGTATGTGCTCCGTAGTAAGTCAGCGGTACAGGGAGCGTACCGCGGGAAGCGATGCTCAAGAAACGCTGTGCGCGTGTGCGGGACTGAGTAGACTTCACCATCATGCGTGCCTCGCACAGTAGTGACGCCGCTTCGTTATCCCCCTCCACTAGCGCCTGAAATAGCGCGTCAGTTTTGGCAAAAGCGAAAGCCTCTTTATTCGTACGAGGGCTTATCTTTGTAGGTGGTGGTACACCGATGGAGCGAAGTACCTCGGCAAACCTATCGTTACTCGCCAAGTCTGCCTCCGTCACCTTCAAGCGCTCTAACAGATCCTCTCGTGCGCTGCGCTCAGTCTCAATAGCATCCACTAACATTTCCTTATCCAGCACAAGCACGGCGTTGACGTACATACGCAGCGTAAGGTCAATCAAGCGGAGTTCTTTGATCGGGAATGAGTTGCCCTCGTTGAGGCGCTTGTATATCTCCTCACACACATACACATCCTGCACACAGTACGCAGCTAGCTCCATCTCGACCTCCGGAGAAAGCGTATCCAACAAGCCATCCGTGCTGTGTAGCGCAGCATTCTTAGTGGGGAGGCCGAAGCGTGCTGCCAGCTTATCCAAGCTAAGCCCTCCCTCCGTGCCGTACAAGGCGCGTGCCATACTCAGCGTATCAAAAATAGCGCAGGGCATATGCCCATAGCGCCAGCTAAGAATAGACACGTCGAACTGGGCGTTGTGTGCCATAACAGCAGTAGTGCCCCAGTCTATACCGGCAAAGTAACTGGCTAGCCTGTCATGCCCTACCCACTCAGCTGGCTCGTTGGAGCCAACCTCTTTACAAGCACACCCCCACGCCTTAAATCTCTTGTCTCGTATATATTCCTCCGTAGTCATTGACTTAAGTGAGTACAGTTTCCTGTCCCACGCTGTCTCAAAGTCTATTACCAGTACGCGAATCAACTCGGTAGCTCACTAGCACGAGCACACACAACCTGCGATGCCGCTCCCACTAGCATGGGCAGGTCAGCCTCATTGATGTTGATGGAGTACAAACTGAGCATCCCTGTAGCGTTGGCAACAATCAACAGCCCGTGCTTAGTATCTGTGCCATCCAGACACTCATTGATCGCCCCTACTATTTGCTCTGTGTACGCGCTCTTTTCTTCGTCTGTCATTTTTTAACCCTTAAAAGTAGCTGTATGTGAAGGTGTAGGAGGCTGTCTTCATTAACCACAAAAGTCAGCCCCCGTGCTCTCTTTATTGCCTCCAGCTGCGCCGTCTGGAGAGCCGTTGGCTGGTTCTGTCCAGCCTTGCACTCAATACCTATGAACCGGCCATTAAAGCAGGCAACGATATCGGGTACACCACTCTTCCCGTAACCACCGGAGACGGGGGTGAAGTAGTAAATGTTTAGTGCCTTTAGTATATCGGTTACTTTCTTTTTAACCTTACCTTCTGGGGTCATGGCTTAGTCTCCCGAATGCTCATGATCTGTGCGTCGTAAAGCTCATCTATCTCCTTCTTCACTAAATCTATTTCCTCCTTCAGCGCCGCGTTTTCTTCCTCTGCTACAGCGAGTTGTATCTGAAGGTTGGTTATCATGTCATAGATGCTCCGACCTTTTAATTCTTCATAAGACGGAGTTCCGAAGATCGCCCATATTCGATCAACAATGGCTTTCTCGTCTGCCAACTCAACCTTCAGCGCCGCTATCTCTTTCTTCAGCGCCGTTATCTGTAGCACGGAATCCTCGCGCAGAACGTCGTAGTAAATCTTAGCTACAACTAGACAATGCGCTGGTTTATGCGCTTTGCCGTCAACTAAATACTGAGTCATCATATAAGTCTCTGCCGGTTCCGGCAACTCTGCGGGGGATGGGAGATACTTCTTCAACTCCGCTATCTCTTTCTTCAGCGCCTCGTTCTCTTTCTCAGAAAAAGCAACCATTAACTCGGCAACGGTTAGAGTTCTTCTCGCCCAAACCATTGCTAATGCACGATCTAGTGGTGTGTCGCTCATGGCTTTACCCATTCAAAAGTTTCGTAAACTAATTGATTAAAGTCGTTGCCAGCTGCTGCGTAGGCGGCTTTGGCGGCTTTGGCGGCGCGGGCGGCGTTGGCGTAGGCGTAGGCGGCGGCTTCGGTGGCGTAGGCGGCTTTGGCGTAGGCGTAGGCGGCTTTGGCGGCTTTGGCGGCGGCGTGGGCGGCTTTGGCTTTGGCGTTGGCGGCGGAAGCGTGGGTGGCTTTGGCGGCGTGGGTGGCTTTGGCGGCGTGGGTGGCGTAGGCGGCGGCTTCGACGGCGTAGGCGGCGTGGGTGGCGTAGGTGGCTTTGGCGGCGGCGTAGGCGGCGTTGGCATTTTCGCCAGTCATTAGGAAATCAAACACCACATCGTCTGTGCCGTTTGGGTAAAGATGGATAACAGATAGTGCTTGCATTCGCGCGAAATACCGCAGCATTCCAGTCACATCCATGCGTTTAATAATTGTGCGTTCTGTGCAAACAAACTTGTCGGTATCTTTAATGATCGTGCCACCACATTCAACGCGGCACAGAATATTTCCGGGGGCGTATTGCAACGCATCAAACGGCGAATTACTTGCGTGATAGCCCTGCTTACATAAAATTGGTTCGCCTGTGAATACCAACTTTTCACCGTCCTTTGGAACCGGAGAACCATCGCGTAAGGTATCATTTACAAAATGCCATGCTTTCATAGGTGTGTCGCTCATGGTTTGTTTTTTATCTTTCATAGAGTTCCCACAGGTTGTCATGCAGCACCTTCGCCGCTTCTGCGTCTAACGGTTTAGCGTTTGCTATGTTTTTGAACGCCTCTAGTTCTGCCTTCAGCGCCGCTATCTCTGCCTTCAGCGCCGCGTTCTCAGCGGCTTGACTTTGGGCCTTCCCATGTTCTTCGTCGCGCTGTTGATAAATCAACTTCAGCTCATGATTTTTGGCTTCGATTACTTCACGAAACTCCGCTATAACTAGCGTCTCATGCCTCAATAACAATGTGCGGACAAGGGAAAGCGTACCATCCATCACAGTTGCGGCATCTTTAGTATCTTCGCTCATGGCTTGTCCTTCACTTTTAGGATAGCGTTGTAATTATCCCTACATGCGTCGTTGTAACCCAGCTCATATCCTTCTATCGGATGCACCATCGCCGCGTCCCGGCAAATCTCAGCGGCTTGAGACAGTCCGTATTTTTCTGCTATGACTGCATCTTTCTTCAGCGCCGCGTTCTCTTTCTTCAGCGCCGCGTTCTCAGCCTCAAGGTCACCTATAAACAGTTTACTTAATCGAACCCCCGTTGTTTCAAGTGCGTCATAAAATATCTGTGACGCGGCATCGTCGGTTGTGAAGCCCGGCCCTTTTTCGATGCTGCCATCTCTGTGAATAGTGAATATCATCTCTCTTTCTTTATCCGTCGCTGCAAATATGAGGAACTTGGTTAAATTATCATCTACAGTAAGTTTGCTCATGGCTTGTCCTCCTCAAACACTACATTGCCGTCCGAATCAATCGCGTTCTTACGTTCTTTACCCCCTCGTTCGTCACCAAGCTTGTAGCGTGAGGCGACGCCGCGGGTGGGGGCTACTGCCCGCATAACCAGTCCGCGTTTTCGTAGCTCAATGGTGTCGTTGTTAACCTGCGAGTACCCCGCGCCCAAAATAACGGACATCTCCTCGCTTGTGAGATTCGGTTGCTTGTACAGCAGCTCAAGCACCGCCTTCCGGCGCGCTTCCACAGCCCTAACCCTCTCTTTATGCGCCGTTATGTTTTGATGAAGCGCGGGATCGCTAACCACTACGCGCGTGGGGGTTGGCCGTGGGTGCTTGAGCTTGCACCCCCACTGCATCATTAACTCGGGTGTTTGTATGCGCACCAACTGCATCCATGCGTTCATACTACCCCCACAACCAGCAGCACCATTGCAAGCACCGCAAGGACAAACACTATTACATCCCCACGAGAAAGCGCTGGTGGGTACTCAAAGTCACTGCGCTTGAGCCCACTGTTGCGGACAAAGCGCAGGGTTTCATTACTGTTATCTTTCATTTGGCTCTCCTTACCAAGAAATGCTTTTGAGTAGGGCGTCGACCTCTGCCTTGACATCGGTGCGTACGGCCATATCTTTGCGTAGCTCTTTAGTGCTCACCCCCAGCAGCGCGCGCTCGAGCTCCTTGCGCACACGCTCCAATTCAGGGTCTCCGGTGATATTCAAACTTTTGACATCCTCTACCAAATCCAGAGCACTGTCAAGAAGTGAATCTTGGAATACCCGCGGCTTACTTTCCCCTGCAACGATGTCCACGGTAAGCTGTTTGGCCATGCGCTCCAAGTGCTCCTTCAAACGGTTCTGCGTATCCCGCGTTGCTGCGTCAAGGCGCTCTTGTGTGAACTTTTCGTAGCGCTCTTTCAGCTCCTGCGTTGCCGCATTGCCAACGTCAATACGAAAATCCCCCGCGGTGGGCACGGGTATGTAGTTGATGCTGTATGCGAACTTCTGCTGTATGGCATCGACGCTCGGAAACTCATCGCGGCTGAACAGATCCCCCAGTGCCATTGCCTGCGCGGTAATCAGGGATGGGTAGATGGCAACAAAATCATTGACCAGCTGCCAAAAGCGCTCACCCTCTTCGTCCATCCGCTTGTTGAACTCAATAAACTTTATTGACGGCAGCAACCGCAGCCCCTTATCCGACCACGGCAAAGTTTGCTGGTAGAAAAAGCGGTTTCGGACATTGCCGATATGCTTGCTGATTACGTCCAGCTCACTGCGCCCCGCAAGCAGGTGCTTATTAACGCGGGCTGCGTCTTTGGAACCGGCGTGTTTGCTGTTCACCAGTTCGTCAGTCGACCCTTTGTCCAGCTTGCGCGCAGTCCAGACGCTGGTGTTGAACTCAACCAGCAGCGAGCATGTGTCGATGTTATAGCGTGTCATTGTGTTCTCCTGTATTGCGTGTATGGTTCCCATTTTTAGCTCCTGTAGTAGTAAGTTACCCCGGCATAATCGACAGGGTTGTATTGCTGCTTCAATTCCTCAGCAGTTTGCGTTAAATCAACAACACTGTAATCCCGCACCATCTCCTGCAAATACGTCTCCAAGTATGAATCTCGTATCAATATCTCCTCGCTATAGCACCCGTCAATTACGGACCCAAGCATCATCAGGGTATAAGTATTCTCCGCCTCCCACGCAGCTACGGCTTTTTCCGCCGTAGCTACGGCTTCGCGGCACACGTCTATATCCTGCTCAGTACTCGAAGCGCTGAGCAGGGCATACGCCAGAAGTGCCCTCTCTTGATCAACCACGCCCTCAAGCGCACCGCAGGCACCATGCAGTTTTTGGATAGCGTTATTTATATCCTCCACGTTGATTACGTTTGCTTCGTTCGTAATATCAGGCTCGGGTCTCATAGCAGCTTCTCTACCAAATCCAATAAGCGTAGGATGATGTCCCTGTTATCGGGCTTGTCCTGCTTAGGCACTTTCTTATGCGTGCTGACAATATCCGGGGTGAAGATAGGGTGGTCAAGTGGAAAACTCTCTTTCTTCGGTGACTTCTTCGGCGGGAGCAAGCCCTGCTTGCGCAAGCGCGCGTTGCGTAGTCTTGCCTCTAGCCCTGCTTGCCGTGCTTTCTCACTAAATCCATGTTCACCGGCTGGCATCACTCATCTCCTTTTGAGAATATGACGGACGTAAGGCCACGACGATACTGCCCAACCATCCTTCCTTTGGACACGTCGACAACCTCGATTACAGCGCCTACGTGCGGAGCCCATCGGGCCTCAATCAATGCCCCTATGTGCGCGTTGCGAAAATGCTTGTAGCAACGCCAAGGCATATACTTTTTTGTCTTTGCGTTGTACAGGCGAAACGGACGATGCGTTATGCGTATTTCGATTTTCATTTATTTCTCCGATGTGGTTTGCCCAATGTATTTTACCCACAGTGGTTTGCCCAATGTGGTTTGCCCAATGTGTGTATGAGCTGTGTAGTACGGATTAAAAACTCCTCTTGCTACCCTTTCAGTATGCAGCCGCATCTGCGTACGCGTCAGCGCCCGCGGGCTGTCTACTATGTAGTGTGCATCAAAAACACCCCCTTCATTTTGCTGCTGTAGTATAGTGTTGTACATCCTACAAAACGCTACCACGTTTGCGTTTGTTAGCAACTCCAGAGTTAACTCCAGATCCTCCTTACGTAGGCTCGCTAGTGTGCGAATGGTTCCAGCGGTGGGGAAAAGGTGGCGGGCTTGCCATGCACATGACATGTGGAACGCCACCTTCCCATTCTTTATGGTGAATACATTTTTAACCACGTTAAAACTCCTCGTCGTTGCGTAGCCCATAGCGAGCTATGACTAAATTTGACAACAGCTCCTTGAGATGACCCTTAGGTGTGTCGCCCCACGTACCAGAAGCCACAAGAATCAGCCACCCCCA